CAGGCGGCTCCCGCTGGGCGCATCGATGTTGTTGCGCATGCATGACGCAACCGGGTTGAGCATTGCCAGCATGAGGATGATTGCTGATATTCCGCCGTTCGTGGGGCGAGCATGAGCCGGCCAAGTCCAACATTCGAGTCCGCGCTGGCAGAAGTATCTCGCGCAACGCAAGCGCAGCCCGGAATTAAATATGTGGGGATGATCCAGGCATGCATGGAGGCGCTCGAATGCAGTCGATCGATCGCATGCAGAGCGATTACAACATTGCGCGAAACTGGTGAGATTTACGTATCAGGCCGCGGCTACTACTGGATTGGCTCTGGGCATGAGCCAGACGACAGGGTGCGGCGGACAGTGCGGGCTGCGGATGTTCAGCGGGTAGGCGGCGTGCGGCTATCGCCTATCGAGTGGTCAGTTCGACAAATGGGAGGGTGAGATGGCAGACGTACTTGAGTTCAATGGGGTAACGCGGCTAAAGCTCGACCCGCAACGCGTACTCAGCAAAGCGCTAGAGGCCGGCCTTTCCTCCGCTATCGTGATTGGCTATGACGCGGATGGGAAATTCTACTTCGGCAGCACTGACTCGGACGGCCCGTCTGTGTTGTGGGATTTGGAGAAAGCCAAGCAGATGCTGCTCAGCATTGTCGACGAGGAGGGCGAGTGATGTGGAGACGCTTTGCTTATTACGGCGCCGCCGTGGTCATGGCGATAACGCTCGGCGCGAATGGGTTTGGCATAAACACAGGTGGCTATTGGTTGGTCATGGGTTGTTTGGCTGTGATGCTGGTGACGTTTAGGTCATGACTAAATCTCTAGAAGCCGAGAACTACGCCGCCCATTTTGCCGGGGCGAGGTTGACTGTACAAAAAACCAATGCCGTCGAGGCGAAATATTACGGCCGAGGCGGCGACCCAGCCAATCATGTTGAGTTTCCGAGTGAGATTGAGAGGCGGCGAAAAATCAAAGAAGCGCGGCAGTTGAAAAAATCGCAGTATCGTAAAAAGGGGAAATGATGCTCAAACGAGTGCGGAAAGAGGATGTGAAGAATGATTCGTTCCGGATGCTTGACCCGCTTGAATATTGCCTATCCTGCTGGACAACGGCAATGCATAACGACCCTGACCGCGATGTCGGCATGCAGACAATGCGCCTCCCGGCGGGCGAATCGGATGCATACGGGCGCGACCCGAACGAGGCTGACCTTGCGCGCGAGATCGAGATCGGAACCGCAACGGGCGCAATGATCGACAGCCTGCCGAGAATACAGTGGTGGGCAATCCGCAGGCTGCGCGGGTTGACAAATGTGTGGGATTTCCCCAATGCCGATCTATTAGCAGTTGGCCCGCAGGCTCAGGCGGCGCTAACCGAAAAGCTGCGCCGCAATGTTGTTACGCGAGTATTTTTTCTATGATTTCCTCAAATAATCATTGCGATCAGGAATTTTGTTTGATATATTGCAAAGCGAAGGGTGATTTTTCACGCCCATAGCAAACGTAAGCCGGCCACTGAGCCGGCTTTTTGCATTGTGTTTATGCGCCAGGCTCATAAAAGCGCATAACCGGCGCATAACGGAGGCGCATAACGGAGGCTCATATGCAGCAACCGACCAAGCACGACGAACGCGAGCTGATGCAAGAGCTACAGCGCAAACGCGAGACGCCAGAGCATCGCGACCCACAATGGGCTCATGACTTCTGGCGGCGTGAGGATAACGACCGGATCAGGCGACAGCTTGGATTCGGCCTCATCCAGCATTAACCCAAATCTCCTCCCCTTCACGGGATTCGCCCGCACTGGTAACGGTAGCGGGCTTTTTTATTTATAGGCCATGACTAACTGCTTGCTCTACGCGCTCTCGCTATACATGCGCAGAGCAAGCAAGGGCCGCCCAGGATACATAGCAGTACGCCGCAGCAGGTTCGGCAGATTCCCCCATTTCATCTACATCGAGCAGCGCAGGACAATCAGGATGATCAGCTATGTGCCGATTGATCCGAGGCGCAAGACGTGCCCGCCGCCGTTGTTTCGCGGGCGGGTTAGGTGGGGCGATGGGCAATAGCGACAATCACAACAAAGGTGTCTGATATGTCTGAAAACAGACGGAAAGCAGACAGCCCTAAGCGCAAGGCACCCAAGACCGCATTCGCTAAGGGCGTGTCTGGAAATCCTGGCGGCCGACCGCCGAAGACAGAAGAGCAGCGCACGCTTGAGGCGATGTGCCGCGAGAAGACGCAGGAGGCGCTGGATGTGCTGCTGCAGATCATGTCCACTGGCGAGAACGAGCGCAACAAGATCACTGCAGCAATGGCGATCATCGAGCGGGGGCATGGCAAGGCGGTGCAGCCGACGACCGTTGGCAACCCGGACGGCTCGCCTCTCGATATGAACCTGAAAGTGAGTTTCATCAAGCCCGATGCAGGTTGAATTTCCCGACAAGCTGCGCTTCCTGTTTGAGCCGGCCCGCTACAAGGTGGCGCATGGCGGCAGGGGGAGCGGCAAGAGTTGGGGATTTGCCCGTGCCTTGCTGCTTCAGGGCGCCTCTGAGCCGCTTCGCATCCTCTGCACGCGCGAAGTGCAGAAGTCGATCAAGGATTCCGTTCACAAGCTCCTGAGCGACCAGATACAGGCGTTGGGCTTGGGCTGGTTCTATCAGGTGCTGGAAAACGAGATTCGCGGCAAGAACGGCACCGAGATTACATTTGCCGGCTTGGCGACGCACACCATTGAGTCGATCAAGTCGTATGAAGGCGTGGATCGGGTCTGGATCGAAGAAGGTCAGGTTGTCCGCAAACGCTCCTGGGATGTGCTGATTCCCACCATCAGGAAGCCGGGCAGCGAAATTTGGTGTACCTACAATCCTGAGTTGGAAACTGATGCCACGCATCAACGTTTTGTGGTCAACCCGCCGCCTGATGCGGTGGTGATGCAAATGAACTATGTTGACAATCCCTGGTTCCCTGCGGAGCTGGAGGCCGAGCGCAAGCACAGCCAGCTAGTCAACCCGAAAGACTACGACTGGATATGGGAAGGCAAGTGCAAACCCGCTGTTGCTGGCGCCATCTACTACGATGAAGTAGCGAAGGCCGAAGCAGAGCAGCGCATCTGCAATGTGCCGTATGACCCGATGCTGAAAGTGCATGTCGTCTTCGACCTGGGATGGAACGACGCGATGGCAATCAGCCTGGTGCAAAAGCATACGTCAGAGATTCGGGTGATCGAGTACATCGAGCAGTCGCACAAGACGCTGGATTACTACAGCAACCTGCTGCAAGAGCGCAAATATCGCTGGGGAACGCTGTATCTGCCGCATGACGGCCGGCACAAGGATTACAAGACCGGCAAGAGCGCGGAAGAAATTATGAAGGCGCTGGGCTGGACGGTTGCTATTACGCCGAACATGAGCATCGAGGACGGTTTGCGCATGACGCGCATGACGTTCGGGCGCATGTATTTCGACAAGACGAAGACGGAACGGCTGATCCAGTGCGCCAAGCGTTACCGGCGCAGCATTAACCAGCAGACGAATGAGCCAGGCGCGCCGCTCCACGACGAGTGGAGTCATGGCGCCGACAACCTGCGCTATATCGCGGTAAATGCTGAAGACATGACAAACGAGGACTACGGAAACATCCGCCCACTCGAACAGCACGAACCAGACGCAGATGGATTCTTTTTCTAAGAAAGCACAATGACAGACTCGATCCCCACCAGCACCGCACTGGCGCAGATACTAGAGTCGCGCCTGATCGAGTGGGAGCGCGCTCGCAAGCCGCAAGAGTTGAAGTTGTTGGAGTGCTATCAGGATGTGATGCGCATTCCGCGTGACGATGACACGAGCGGCACCGGGGCAGCCAGGGCGCGCAAGGCAAAATCGTTGTTCATTGGATCGACCCGGAACAAGGTGCGCTCTGCGTCCGCGAAGATCAATGATGCGCTGTTCGGGAATGGTCAAATGCCGTTCGATACCGAGCCGACGAACGAAGAGTTGAAAGAGTTTGCGGATGTCGTGGAAGACATCATTACTGACCAGATGGAGCGCGGCAAGTACAAGGAAATGCTCTCGACTGGCGTCGATGTTCTGACGACATACGGCACGGGTTTTGTCTTCGGCCCCTTCGTGCGCCGCGAGACACTGACCGAAACAGCGCCGGACGGCATGGGCGGAATCCAAGAGCAGAAGTACGAGTTTGATTTGCCGTACTACGAGCTCGCGAACACGCTGGACGTTGTGCCTGATCCCGAAGCGCGGGACATCAAGCGCGGGCTCGGCGTTTTCTGGGTAACCATGGAAAGCCCGCACACAGTCGCAGCGTGGAGGGCGGATAGGAACTACAAGAACATCGACCAGGCGCTGATCGGCGCGTCGGATAACGGCAATGAAACCGGCTCTGAGATGGCGAGTCAGTTGCGAGGCAATGTCGAGTTCTGGCACAACAACAACCGGATAAAGGTAGCGCGGTACTTCGGCAAGGTCAGCAAGCAATCGCTGAAGGAGCATTTGTATCCGGAGGCCGACGACACAAGCGGCGAGCTGGTAGACGTGATCGCCATCATGGCTGGCGGCGTAGTCGTCAAGATTGACGAAATGCCATATGCGAACAAGTGTCCTTCATATCGCTGTGTTTATGAGTCGGTCGCAAATGAGATTTGGGGCGTCGGCGTTGCCGAAAATAACGCGCCCCACCAAAAGACGGTTAATGCTGCTTTCCGTTTGTTCATGGAAGGCAAGGGCATGGCTCTGCTTGGCACCAAGTCTGTTGACCGGTCCAAGTTTCTGCCAAGTGAGGACTTCAAAAAGTACCCCGGGAAGGTGTATCAGTTCAAGCCTGGACTGTCGCCCGATGAGCGCAAGACCGCTGTAATCGAGCACGTCGAGCCCGACATTACGGATGGCTGGAAAGACGTCATCGCCATGTCTGAGCAATTCAGCGACGACGACACGGCGATTACAAAGTACACGCAAGGCGACGACTCGCGCAATCTGAACAAGACCGCCAGCGGGATCAGCATGATTATGTCGGCCGCATCACTCCCGACGAAGAAGGTTATCCAGAATATTGACTCAATGTGGATCGAGCCGACCGTCGAGGGCTATATCGAGTGGAATTTGAAATATCTCGATCCCGAAACAGTATTCAAGATTCACGGCCAGAAGCACGCGGAAGCGTGGGCGCGCATCAAGCAGTTCGGCAAAACGTCGTTCATGACGTGGAAGGCCACTGGAACTGCGTCGTTTATGGCCAAGGAGGTGTTGGTTAATAAGATCCGCGCCTTTGCCGAATTCGCCATGGGCAATCCGGTGACTGCGCCACTGGTTGACGCCCGCGAGCTGCTGGAGCAGACCTGGAGCGCGATGGAGATCGGCAAGGAAAGCCCGGTTGTCAAGGACGAGGACGGGCAAGCCGCGTTGCCGCCGCAAGTCAAGCAGCAAATGGAGCAGATGAGCCAAGAGAAACAGATGCTGGAGCAATCCCTGCAAGAGCTTGGCGAGAAGTATAACGAGCTAAACGGCGCCCGCGACGTTGATATGGACAAGCTCAAGATTGACGCATACAAGGCGCAGACCGAGCGACTGAAGCTGCTGACCCCATTCCTTACGCCGCAAGCCGCCATGCAACTAGCCGCGGAGATCGGCATCGACATCACACAAAGCCCGGACATTACGCCGAACGAGAAGTCAATGACGGCAGCAGAAACTGAGCCTACGCAGGAAGAAATTCCGCCCGAGATGATCGAGGAAGCGCCGCCAGAAATGATGCAGCCAGAACAAGAGCCTCCTAGCGAGGCTTTTTTTACGACTGAGCAACCGAATCAACTATGAATATATTGAGCGCCGGCAACATGCAACTTGTTGCCCTATCCGCGAATGACAGCCTTAATCTGCAGACGCGCGGCACGGTGACCGTCGAGGCAGTCTCTGGATTGGGTATCGCAGCAGGCGTAATAGGCACATATACCAGCGGATCGAGAACACTCGGCCCATATGCTGCTGGCGTTATCAAGATCACCGCAGGAATGGCGGATGTTATATTTGGCGTGACCGATGGTGACGATGCCGGAACGATCGCGCGCTTTGCCATTGATTCTGCTGGCGGCGTGGCCGGCTTGGCTGCGCCAGATGGCGCGCTCATTACGCTTGGCGGAAGTTCCGGCTCCGGTTCGGGTTCCGGTGTCGATGCAGAAGATGTCGGGTTCGATATTGTCTTGTGCGCTGGCCAATCGCAGATGGAGGGAAACCCAACATCTGATCCGTTGATCGATGTCGGAGACTCGCGCATGTATCAGTTCGCCAGTTATAACGGCGATGCGGCCACATACAGAAAAATATTGTCGGGCGCGGATCCACTGTACATGACGAGCGGTCTGCGAACTGGAAAAGTCGGCCTGGCCACCTGGTTCGGAAAAGCCTACCTTTCCACAATCCCTACAAATCGCAAACTACTCCTAATCCCTGTCGCCGTTGGCTCAACCGGGCTGGTGGGTAGCTCATGGGAGTCAGGCAATCCAGGGGGATCTCTTTATGAGTCAGCAATCACACAAGCAAACCTAGCAATCGCAGCTGCGCAAGCGTGGTATCCCAGCAGCCGATTCGTCGGCACGATCTGGGCGCAAGGAGAAGCCGACGCATTGGCAGGTATTTCCCAGGCCGTCTACGCTGCAGCCCTCAAAGATGTGATTGCTGGATGGCGTTCACGCATCACCGATGCTGCCGATTCCTGGTTCGTAATTAGCGGCATGGTGCCCGAATACATCGCGGCGAACTCAGCCTCTTACACGCCGATCAGCCTCGCACACCAACAGGTAGCAGAAGAGACAGATCGTTGTGGTTATGTAGCGGGAGCAACAGGATACGCGGTCGGCGTCCACTATTCCGCGCCGGGCGTGCGCGTAATGGGATCTCGGATGGGATTGGCTGTCTATGCGGCAAGTACGTACAGCGCAACGCCTACAGTCCCCGAAGTGGCAACAGCCATCACAATGAGCGGCCCGTCTTCTGGCGTTGCATCTGAGGCGTCCTCGAACTTCGCGATTGGCGTTAGTCCCGTCGGCGGTACGCTATCTGGCACCGTCACCGTCACTCCATCAGATGGCGCAGCGGGCGGCACTTTCTCCCCGACCAGCCTGGCCTTGACCACAGCATCCCCGAGCGGCACGTTCACCTACACCCCCGCAACAGAGGGTGCAAAGACAATCAGCGTTACCAATAGCGGCGGCTTGTCTAACCCATCCAACATCACTTACACCGCCAGCGCATCGGCCACTGTGCCAGGTGCCCCAACAATCGGCACAGCGACGGCGGGCGATACAACCGCAAGCGTTGCGTTCACGGCGCCGGCGAGCGACGGCGGCAGTGCAATCACCGGCTACACCGCCACGTCTACGCCAGGCGGCCTGACCGGCACAGGGACATCGAGCCCGGTCAGCGTGAGCGGCTTGACGAATGGCGTTGCCTACGCGTTCACTGTCCGCGCCACCAACGGGGTCGGTAATTCCGCGGAATCCGCAGCCTCGAACAGCGTTACTCCGGCGGCAATCACTGCGACCTATGCCACGCTGAACCCGGCTGACAAGAACGCAGCCATGACGCTATCGAACGGCGACCTGACCGCGACGGCTCAGGCTGGAAACGCCGCGTGGCAGGGTGTTCGAGCAACGGCAAGCATTACGGGCAAGAAGTATTGGGAAATCACGCTGAACCAAGTAAGTGCCAGCGGAATGATGCTCGGCGTCGGCAATGCGAGCGCGACGCTCAGCAATTTTGCCGGCTTCGATAACAACGGCTGGGGCTACTATCAGACCGGCTCGAAATTCCACACTTCGAGCGGCGCGTACGGCGCAAGCTATACCGCCGGCGACGTGATCGGCGTAGCGATGGATATGGATACGGGATCGCTGACGTTCTACAAGAACGGCGTATCGCAGGGCGTGGCCTATACCGGCGTCACCGGGACGATCTACCCGTTGTTCACGTTTAAGGGCGGCACACCGCCGGGGGCTGTCACTGTCAATTTTGGGGCGTCGGCATTTGCCTATACGCCACCCACCGGCCACGCCGGACTGACGTCATGAATACAGAAGACCGAATAACTCATATCAATCACGCCATGCAGGCCATCCAAACCGGGTGGCCTTTTTTATTGGTCGAGATAGAAAGCGCGATCAAGCAAAAGACGGAAAGCCTGATCTCGCAGAACAACGAAGAGACGCGCGGAGCCATCAAGGCGCTGCAAGATTTAATGAATTTGCCTGAAGCGCTGCAGCAGGAGCGCGAAGGTTTAATCGCCGCACTATCCGAAGAGGACGCTGCGAATTGAAGCAGTAAGGACTATCCGATCCTATCGGACCCTAGAGGACACTATGCAGACGAATGACGAATACCAGAAGGAATACGACAAAGCAGCAGCAGAGCTGGAAGCGGCGGCAAACGGCACTCCCGTAGCCACTACCGCAGAACCGGAGGTCAAGGCAGAGCCTGTAGCGGAGCCCGCGAAGGAAGAGCCGAAAGCCGAAGAGCCAGCAAAGCAACCCGAAGAAAAGCCAATCGACCCGGTTGAAGAACTGCGGTTGAAGCTGGAGAAGGCCGAGAAAGCGCTCAAGGATACCCAAGCGTGGGGAACCAAGAAAGCGCAGGAACTGGCACGCATCCAGCGCGAGAGCGAGTTGGCGCAACGCGAAGCGAAGAAGCCGCAGATTCTGGACCAAAACCCGGAATTGGCCGAAGCGATTCAGTACGTTGTATCCGACCCGACGCCAAAGATTCAGGCCGAAGACAAGCAGCAGGAGTGGCTATCGATCGTAGATCGTGCTCACCCCGGCATTTTTGCTGCAGACATCGACCCTGAACTTGAAAAGGCGATTCTTGCGAGGCGCGAAACGGGTGGCGCTGATTGGTCCGACCCCATTGTGGCTATTGCGGAAATCACTGCGGAAAAACTGGCGCACGCAGAACGGCAAATCGGAAAGAGATTTGCCGCTGAGGCAGCCAGATTGCAACAGAAAAGCGCGATGTCTGTTCCCGGCGCCGGCTCTTCGGCTGTCACTGCACAGCCGGTAGATAAGGCGTTGGAAGAGGTTAAGCGCATTCAATCCATGTCTGACGCCGAGTTCGCCGCTGAGGTGCGACGCGTCAAAGGTTATTAATTTCCGATAGGAGCATCAAATGGGTACTACCACTACCTCCCAAGTCGCACCAGGCACGCAGGCGTTTTACGATCGCAACCTGCTGGAGCGCGCAAAACCCGCCGAAGTGCATGGCCGCTACGGCCAGAAGCGTCCGATTGCCAAGAAGAGCGGCAACCAGATCAAGTTCCGCCGTTACTCGGCCTTGGCTGCCGCAACCACAGCACTGACCGAAGGCGTCACCCCGACCGGCTCCGAGCTGGCCGTGACTGACATCACCGCAACGCTGGCGCAGTACGGCGATTTCGTCACGCTGTCCGACGTGGTGGATATGGTCAACCAAGATCCGGTTATCACCGAAGCGACCGAAGTTCTCGGCGACCAAGCCGGCCTGACAATCGACCAGGTGCGCCGCGACGTGCTTGTTGCTGGGACCAACGTCGCCTATGCCAACGGCGTGGCGAACCGCGCAGCCGTCAACGTCAAGCTGTCCACTGCCGATCTGGACAAGGCAATCCGGTTCCTGAAGAACCAGAACGCCAAGTTCATGAAAGAAGGCATTCCGCCTTCGACCGGCGTTGGCACTGGCGCGATTCGCAAGGCGTACATCGCCGTCATCCACCCCGATGTGGAGTTCGACGTCGAAAGCCTGACCGGCTTCAAGCCCGTTTCCGACTACCCGTCGCAGATGGGCGTGATGGAAGACGAAATCGGCGCTTACAAGAACATCCGCTTCGTGTCGTCCACGAATGCCAAGCTGTTCGCAGGCGCTGGCGCTGCCGGCACGACCGTCTACAAGAACAACGGCGCGAACTTCGACGTGTATGCCACGCTGATCTTTGCGGCCGACGCTTACGGCGTGTGCCCGCTGTCCGGCGAGGCGATGAAAACCATCGTCAAGCCGCTCGGCTCGGCTGGTTCGGCTGACCCGCTGGACCAACGTTCTTCGGTCGGCTGGAAGGCCATGACGACCACCAAGATTCTGAACGAATCCTGGATGATCCGCCTGGAATCCGCCGCCTCGCTGTAATCGGTAGCAACCTATAAGCCCGCCTAACCCGCGGGCTTTTTTATTGGAGAAACACATGAGCGATGTAGCAGAAAAGACCGGAGAAGCCAAAGCCCCCAAGGCCAAGGAGCTGAAGAAGTACAAGGTCACAATCCACAGCGAAGGCGAAGGCGGCGACAAGGGCGACGTCCTGATCGGCCACAACTTCAAGCTCATCCAGATCAAGCGCGACTGCGAAGTTGTAATTGATGAAAACTTCCTTGGCGTCCTGAAATCGACGGTCATCGACACGATGGTTAAGGATGGCGAAGGCAAGATGAAGCCGGCCAAGGTGCCGCGCTATAACTTCACGGCTGAGCCTGTCTAATGCCCGCAACCTGGACGCTGCCAGTGCAAGACATCCTCACGGATGCGCTTGAGATCGTTGGCGCAATCGGCACCGGGCAAACTGCCTCGGCGGAAGACCATGCAGTCGCCTTGCGCGGCTTGCAAGGCATCCTTAAAGAGCTGCCGATCCACGGCCTGTCGTGGCCGAAGGTTACGTCTGCGCCTGTTTCGCTGACGTGGGATGTTGGAACTCCCTCTGAGATTGCGCTGCCTGCCGATTATTTCGGCGTGCCGCAGATGTACTACCTCGCGGACGACGGCGGCAAGGTCAATCTCGAAGTGTTGGCGAAGGCGCGATATGACGCGCTACCGGATCCGGCTGCGACCGCAGAACATCCGCAATTTGTCTACATCGCGGCCGACAAAACAGCGTTCTTGTACCCGGTGCCGACCGAAGACCCGGGATTAATGCTGACGTATCAAGCAATCGTACTGGATGCGACGGTTGCCGCTCCGCCCGATGTTGCGCAAACGTGGATTGCCGGGCTTGGCTTGTGGGTGGCGAACGAGATTTCACCGAAGTTCGGCGTCAGTCTTCCAGAGCGCCAGGACATTGAACGCCGCTTTCTGGCTCGCCGGGCGCTGATGCTTGCTCATGCGACGGAAACCGCGCCAATCTGCATTTCGGTGGCCGACTAATGCCCCGCGTAGCCCTCTTATCCGCGTCCTACACGGCGCAGAGCCGCATTGCGAACGCGCAGCGCTGCATCAACCTGTACCCGGAGGCGAACCCGCCAGACTCGCCAGCTCCGACAACCTTTTACGGTACGCCGGGCTTGCTGCTGCGTTACACGATTGGCGGCTCGGGCAGTGTTCGATGCCTCTACCGCGCAAGCACAGGGGCGCTCTTCGGCGTGCGCGGATCAAAACTGCATCGCTACAACTCGGGCTCCTGGACCGAGCTTGCGACGCTCGCCACATCTTCCGGCGTGGTGGTCGCCGCTGACAACGGCATTTCTGCTGTGTTTGTGGACGGCACGACGACGGCGCCAACCGTCAACCTTAGCTCCTACGCGACTGGCGCGATGTCGGGGGCGGGCTGGTATGGCGCGGATTTCGTCGCCTATACCGATAGCTTCTTCGTCTTCAACAAGCCGAATTCACAGACCTACTACAAGACCGGCGCGCTAGATCTGACCTTAGACGCACTGGATTTTGCGAGCGCAGAGGCATTGCCGGACAAGCTGATCTCCCTGCTGGTCGATCACCGTGAAATCTGGCTGTTTGGGGAGGCGTCCACAGAAGTGCACGGCAACACAGGAGCGGCGGATTTCCCCTTCGAGCGCATCGGCGGGGCCGTGATGCCGATGGGTTGCGTAGCCAAGCACTCGCCAGCGCGCATCGATAACTCGGTCGTGTGGCTGGGCCGAAATGAGAACGGCGAGGGCATGGTGTGGCGGGCTCAGGGCCATAACCCTGTGCGCATTTCCACCCATGCGATCGAGGCAGAATGGCGCGGGTATTCCCGCATTGATGACGCGCAGTCTTATGTCTATCAGCAGAGCGGACATGAATTCTACGTTTTGACCTTCCCGACCGCGAACAAGACATGGGTATGGGACGCGGCGACGCAGTTATGGCACGAGCGCGCATATCGAAACAGCGGCAACGAACTCGGCCGGCATCGCTCATCCTGCCATGTGCTTTATGAGCGGATGAGCCTTGTTGGTGATTTCGAGAACGGCAACGTCTACGAGCTGGACCCTGAGACATACAGCGACAACGGAGACGTCATCAAGCGGATCAAGACCTTCCAGCACATGGTTGCGGACGGTCGGCGCCAGTTCTTCCAGCGCTTCGAGCTGGACATGGAAGTGGGCGTAGGCAATGCCGACGACGCCGACCCGCAAGTGTCCGTCACCTGGTCGGACGACGGCGCGCGCACTTGGAGCTCGACATTAAACCGCTCGCTCGGCGCCGTTGGTGAGTACGGCAAGCGCGTAGTGTTTAACCGCCTCGGATCGGGCCGCAATCGGGTGTTTGAGGTATCCACCACGGCAAAGGCGAAAGTGGCCCTGCAAGGCGCTTTCGTTGATGCGACGGCGGGGGCTTCATGACTGTCGCCCGCATTAATGAGCGTCTGCTGCAACAGCTTGGCTTTGATCGCACGACCATTGAGGCACTGCGCCACTTGATGGAAAAGGTCGGCGGCGAAATTGGCTCTTCGCTCGTCATCTCCGTCAACGATAAGTCGGGCGTCGTGGTCCTAACCACTGACGACATTGACGAGGGTGCGGCGCAGTACTTCACTCAGGCGCGTGCGCGGGAATCGGTAAGCGCGTCTGGCAGCGGCCTATCCTACGACTCTGCAACGGGCGAATTCGAATCCAACGGCACGGACGCGAACACGGCGAGCACGTTGGTGTTCCGCGATGCATCGGGTAACTTTAGTGCAGGGACGATTACTGCAAATCTGAGCGGGAACGCCGATACTGCGACGACCGCAGATAGTGCCGCAGAGGCAGCGCACGCCGCTTCTGCAGATGAAGTGCCATTCTCCGGCGTGGCCGGCAAGCCGGCAACGGCGTCCGGCTACGGGATTGCGTCAATTGACGCCATACCGATTGGGGCAACGACGCCGAGCGCCGGCAGCTTTTCGAGCGTGGCCGCTTCTGGGGATATGACCTATTCCGCGACCGGGCAGCGCATCAAGGGCGACATGAGCAACGCCACTGCCTCGAATCGCTTAGCGCTCCAGAACTCAACCGCGAACGCAGGCACTACCGTTAGCGTCATCCCGAACGGATCTGGCGCAACGGCAGGCGTGAATCTGGAAACGGATTCCACGATGATGAATTCGGTTGTTTTCAACATCGTCGCCACAGCTACGGATTGTCGGCTTAATGCAACGAAGCGAGCGGGCGGCGCACTTTTGCCAATGACGTTCTACACGAACGGCTCGGAAAGCGCTCGCATCGATACATCCGGCAACCTGCTGATACAAAAAGCCGGCGCCGGCCTCCGCATCAAAGAGGGCGCAAACGCAAAGATGGGGACGGCAACACTTGTTGCTGGCGCGGCGACTGTGGCGAACACATCGATCACCGCAAGCAGCCGCATTTTTCTGACGAGCCAAGCTGACGGCGGCACGCCGGGATGGTTGCGCGTATCTGCCAGAGTGGCCGGAACAAGCTTCACGATTACCTCGTCCGACGCCTTGGATACATCAACAGTTGCCTATCTGATTTTGGAGCCGAGCTAATGAAAAACTTCCTGCAACTCGCGGCTGGACTTGATGTCCTCCCGCTCCTGCTCGCAATTAAGCGCCGCCCGGAGCTATGGAAAGAGGACACGTATTTGCGCGACTACCCGCAGGGGCCGTTTGGGGAGATTGAATCAATCATGCTGCGCTTCCCAACTAAGGGCGTGTACGAGACAGAGGCTGAGATGCAGAATCATCTCAGCACATACGACCAGCATGAAAACATCGATTACCCGGCGTACAAAATCCTTTCAGAAGCGCGTCCTCTGGTGATGAGCCTAATGAGTCGCGTCGGCGGAGAGCGCCTTGGCCGCGTGATGATCAACAAGATTGCGCCAGGCGGGAAGATATTCCCGCACGTAGATACCAAGTCGCATACGGACTATTACAGTCGGTTCCACATCGTTTTGCAGAGCCAGCCGGGCGTCTCGTTCCGCTCGGGAGATGAGCAAATTTACATGGGTACGGGTGAGGCGTGGTGGTTCGATAACAGCCAAGAGCATGAGGTTATCAACAACAGCGCGGACGATCGCATACACATGATTGTTGATGTGAGGACGAGCAAATGATTACGTGCCATGTCGAATCATTTGAGGATCGTCTTGATGAATTGAAGGCGCTTCTCCCGGATCATTACAAGGAACTCGCGCTCAATCAGGATGCAGTCCCGCTTGATCCGCAATATGAGGTCTATATCGACCGCGAACGCAGCGGCGGGCTTCTGTTCATCACCCTTCGAGAGGCTGGTGCGCTTGTTGGCTACTTCATTGGGTTTGTCGCCCCAGGGCTGCATTACAAAACCTGCCTGACATGCACGATGGATATTTTCTACGTGCGCAAAGACAAACGAGGCGGCAGCGCCGGGGTGCGCCTGTTTCGCTTCGTGGAAGCCGAATTGCGTCGACGAGGCGTCCAGAGGTGGTTTATGGGGTCGAAGGTGCACGCAGACGCTAGCGCCCTATTCAGGAGAATAGGGGCAGCTCCGGTCGAAACGTATTTCAGCAAATGGCTGGGAGATTAAAATGGTTGCAGCAGCAGTAGTCGGATCGGCGGTCGTTGGCGGCATCGCATCGAGCAGCGCCTCAAGCAAGGCCGCCAAAGCACAACAGAAGTCGGCGGCAGACGCGAATGCGACGCAACTGAAGATGTTCAATCAGTCGCGTGACGATCAAGCGCCGTGGCGCGCGTATGGCGAGGGCGGACTCAACGAACTTGCGTACCGCCTCGGCATCTCGGCTCCCGGGTCTACTGGCGCAGGACAAGCAAATCAGCTGGCCACGGCGAGCCAAACGCCTCAAGTCGCGCAAGAAATCGAATCATACGGTTCAATCCGCAATCGGCTGATGCCGCAGTATATGGAGATGGTGACGCAACTCGGCGGCGAGGGCGATAGCGTGGTTCGCGCCGTCAACAACGCCAAACTGGAAAGCGCGATTGATGCAGAGATGAAGCGCCAGCAAAGCACCGTCAATGCAGCGCCGCAGCCATCAGCACCACAACAGGCCGTGCAGCAAGGCGCAGCTCGGCCAGGCCAGCAAAATGACCCGAACTTTGGCTCGCTGCTAAGGGATTTTTCCTTGGCCGACTTTGAGAAAGACCCCGGCTACGATTTCCGCATGGCCGAAGGCATGAAAGGCATCACGAACAGCGCGGCAGCTCGCGGCGGCCTGCTTTCCGGCGCGGCACTGAAAGCCGCAGGGCGCTACAACCAGGATTTCGCATCGAACGAGTTCGGAAACGCCTATAACCGATTCAACAACAACAAAACGAACCAGTTCAACCGCCTGGCATCTCTTGCCGGGGTTGGCCAGCAGGCCGCAACGCAGATCGGGAATCAGGGCATCGCAACCGGCCAATCCATGGCTCAGAACCAGATCGGCGCAGGAAATGCAAGGGCCTCCGGCTATATCGGCCAATCAAACGCGCTGACCGGGGCCATCGGCCAAGGCTGGAATATGTACCAAGGCAATAAGATGATGGGCATGTTCGGAAATCAGGGCGGGAACAGCATGGCCGGCTACAACGGCGCATACAGCAATCTCGACTATGACGTCGGAAACATGAGCTAAGGACAGAACATGCCAATCGATCCAAGCATTGCCCTTCAAGCTCGCCTGCCGCAGTTTGATAACCCGCTCGCGCAAATGGCGCAAGTGAGCCAGTTGCAGCACGCCCAGAAACAGAATCGCCTTGCCGACTTGACGTTTGCCGGTAAAGAGCGAGAAATGCAGCAAGAGAATGCGCTGAGTCAGGTATATAAGAGCGCCCTTGGTAGTGATGGCGCAATCGACCGCAACAAGCTGTATAGCGGACTTGCGCAAGGCGGGCTCGGCGCAAAACTTCCTGGCATTCAGAAGGGGTTCGCCGATCAAGACAAATCTCAACGCGAAGCCGAGCGCGCAGGGCTTCAGCAGGCCATCGAGAAGCAAGCCATCATTTCGCAATATGCAGGAGCCGCCAAGGATCAGACATCCTGGGATCAAGGGCTTGCAGCACTGCAAAGCATGGGCGTCGATGTAAGCCAGGTCCCGCAGCAGTTCGACCCACAGACAGCGGCAATGCTTCGTGACCGCTCTCTGACTGGCGCGCAGCAACTTGAGCAAGTTTGGAAGCAGAAAGGCTACGACCTCGACATTTCCAAGTTCGGATACCAGCAGCAGAACGATGCGACAAACAGGGCGGTAACGATGCGCGGGCAGAATATGACCGACGCGCGCGGACGGGATACGAATGACATCAATCGTCAGCTCGTCGGCCAAGAGCGTCAGCTAAAAATCGACAAGCTCCAGGCGGAGAAAGACGATCGCACACGCCAAAAGCAAGCCGCCGTCGCCAAGGCTGAGGAATCGCTTGCTGTGATCGACAAGGCAATCAACCACCCAGGAAGAGCGGCAGCAACCGGCACAAGTAGCGTCCTCGATCCGCGCAACTATATAGCCGGCACAGAGCCGATGAACTTCCAGGTTGTCCTGGATCAGCTCGGTGGGCAGGCTTTCTTGCAGGCGTTCGAGTCCCTCAAGGGCGGCGGACAGATTACCGAAGTCGAGGGCAAGAAAGCGACCGATGCAATGGCGCGCCTCAACCGCAAACAGAGCGACGCGGAGTTCAAGAAATCTTTGGAGGATCTGCGATCGGTGGTTTCCACCGGACTTGCGCGCGCAAAAGGGGTCAGTGTCGAGCCAGCTGCGCCAGCCTCCGGATCCAGCAACATCGACGCGCTACTGAAGAAATACGGGGGTTAAGAATGGCCGACATCAAGCAGCTCGAAAGGGCGCTGATCAATGCGGACGCCGCAGGTGATGCCGATGCCGCGCGCGCGCTTGCCGGCGAGATCCGGAAGATGCGGAGCGCTCCGAAGGCCGGCCCGGCAGCCGCCGAGTCGTCATTGATGGGCGACATTGCGCAAGGTGCCGGGAATCTCGTTGCCGGCGCAGTGCGTGGCGCAGGGTCAATTGGCGCAACCATCCTTGCCCCTTACGACATGGCAAAGGACGCCATCGCCGGCAAGGGCCTATCGCTCGAATCGAATCGGCAGCGCAGGGCTGGCATAGACGGCGGCTTGCAGCTGATGGGGGCGGAAACAGATTCCATGCTCTATAAAGGCGGGAAGCTCGCCGGAGAAATCGCCGGAACTGCCGGCGTTGGGTCCGCCTTAGGCATTGGAGCAAAGGCGGCAGGGGCGGCGCCCTCGGTTGTGAATGCGCTGACCACCTCGGGATTCCGAGCTGGCGCAACACCCGGCGCTGCGAACATGCTGACGCGTATGGCTGGTGGCGCGGCGACTGGCGGCGCAATGGCCGGCCTTGTCAACCCTGAAGACGCTGCGATGGGGGCTGCAATCGGCGGGGCTTTGCCGCCTTTGGCAAAACTGGCTGGCTCGGTCGGCTCTGGCATTAAGCGCGGCATTACAGGAGCGCCGGCAAACCCCAGAATGCTCGAAGCGGCCCGCGCGGGCGCGCAATCTGGCTACGTGGTGCCTCCTGCCGACCTCAGTCCGGGCATTGGTACCGAGCTGCTTTCCGGCCTATCCGGCAAGATCAAGACTGCGCAAGTTGCCAGTCAGCGCAATCAAGATGTGACCAACAAGCTTGCCGGCAAAGCATTGGGGCTGGCTGATGACGCTCCGTTGACGGTAGAGGCGCTGGGCAAAATCCGCGAACAGGCGGGGGCGGCTTACGAGGCTGTGGCGTCTGCCGGATCTGTCAGCCCGGGCGCATCCTATGCTGCAGCACTGGACGACGCAATCAAGCCGTTCGTTAGCCAGGCCAAGTCCTTTCCTGGGCGGAAAGCGCCGGCTGTGGTGGCTGATATTCAGGCGCTAAAAACTGAAGCATTCGATGCAGGCGACGCAATCGAGGCCATCAAGGTGCTACGCAACGATGCGGACGCGGCCTACCGATCGGGCGATAAGCTAGCCGGCAAGGCCTACAAAAAAGCGGTGGAAGCGCTGGAGGGGGCGATTGACGAGCACTTGGTCAAGACTGGCGCCCCTCAAGACTTGCTGAAGAACTACCGCGGCGCCCGCCAGACAATCGCAAAATCATACACAGTACAAAGCGCGCTGAACCCGGAAACGGGCGCGGTGAACGCATCGAAGCTGGCCGGCGACCTACTCAAGGGCAAGCCGCTGTCCGGTGAATTGCGCAACATTGGGGAATTTTCTGCCGCATTCCCAAGGGCGACTCAAGCCCTCAAGGAAACACCGAAGGCGCTCAGTCCACTGGATTACGCGGTGACCGGAACAGCCTCGCTGACGACCGGAAATGTACTCCCGCTTGCTTTGCTAGGAGCTCGACCTGTTGCAAGAAACATGCTGCTGTCAGGACCGATGCAGCGCGCCGCAATGCAAGTGCCAGGACAAAACAGGCTGTCGTCTTTGATGCAAGGAGCGGTGCCGCTTGCATACAGGACTGCCCCGCTTATCCCCGGCCAGTAATAAGCCCGTAAAGGAAAGCAGCAAAGATGATTACGCCCGCTTTAATCAGCATCCAGTCAATGTAGTCCATCAAAAAATCATACCACAGCCGCCCCGAGCGGCCTTTTTTACGCCCCGCGAGTCGGGGCTTTTCTTTTGGAGCCTCACATGGCCGGCAGTCTCTTACCGCAACCAAAGCAATTATTCCAAACCGACTCATGGGGGCCAGGTGTTGGATACAAGATTTACACGTATGAGCCCGGAACGCTGACAGCCAAGGCGACCTATACAAGTTCCGCGCTGACCACGCCAAACACCAACCCAGTGATCGCCAATGCACGCGGCGAGGCGGTCATGTTCGGCACCGGCTCATATCGAATCATTCTCAAAGATTCGATTGATGTAACGGTATGGGATCAGGACAACGTTCAAGCTATTGGCGGTGCGGCGGATACGCTGCGCACTGACCTTGCTGCAACGACTGGCGCATCGCTTGTCGGCTACGAAGGTACAACCGTCGATGCAATGCTGGACAAGCAGCAAGTCCGCATCAATCACAAAAACTTCGCTTACGACTACAGCGATACAACAACCATCATCTACGACGGCTCGACCGGCGACGGGTTACATCGCCATTTCGGACAGATCGCAGAAGGCATCGACGGTCGCCTGCACCTTGTCTATGGACGCAGTCCGACGCACGGTCTGACGGCTGGACAGACGGCGTGGCATCGATATTCTGACGATGGTGGGGCCACGTGGTCCGCTGAAACTGAGGTTATCCCTGCTGATGCACTATTGGATCAGCGTTCATTGTCAATGTGCGTCACGCCTACCGGGCGCATTGTCCTGATCTACGCCAAAGTGTTGGCGGACTCTACCAATCTCGTAACGTTTGGACTGCGCTATTCCGATGACAACAGCGAAACGTGGACGCAAGGTGACGACATCGTCACAATCAATTTCACCTACTGCCGATCCTACGGGCGCATCAAGCTGATTCCGGGAGACAGTAACAATACGTATCGGCTGGCGTGGACGCCGTACTATCGCAGCGGCAGCGGGCCAACGACGTACCGCGTGGCCGCCTGGTACTCTGATGCGGACAGCGATGGACTGGACTGGACCGAGGGTGCGCCGATCGTGGATGACACGACCGGGCAGACCGAGTGCGAAATCGTCGCCATCAACGCAAAGCTGTGGTTTGCGGTTACGCGCGGAGCAACCGGGCTGACGCTGTATAAGACGACTGATGCCGGTGCTACCTGGAGTTCGATTGGCGTGGTTACCATAACAGCGTCCGACAGCTGGGTGGCTCCGACCCTTGACAAATTTCACAAGGACGGCAGTTGGTTCCTTGCGCTTGGTTACTGCAATCGTTCGCAGGATACGCAGAACTGGCGCATTGTCTCGGTTGACTCCGCGTTGACATCGGCGGAATTCGGAGAAGAGATTGACGTCGCCACCGACATGGTGAATGCATCAGGCTACCAGTGCCCGGTAACTGACCCGAATGGCAACCTCTATATCGAGGGCGGCACGGCCTACGTCGAATTCAAGGAGTACGTCGGGCAGGTGTACACCCAAGTAAGGTTCGTCCGCATTGACTTGCTGGCCCTGCAGGCTCAAAACGGATGGACGCTGCGCACGATTGCCTCGGGCGCCATCACGGTTCCCGGGAATACGCTTGAGACGACAATCTCCATAGATACCGAGGGCGCCGCCGCAACCGATGACTTGGACACAATCAACGGTGGAAAATACGGGCAAATTTATGTTTTCCGCGGGCCATACGCGACAGCCAGTCGCGACCCAATACTTAAAAGCGGCACCGGAAATCTATTCTTGAACGGCGATTTCCGCTTTAACTCTTTGACCAGCCGACTGACCGCCTTGCGGCTGGAGGCTGGCTGGTTCGAGGTTTCAAGAACTGACGACTACACGCCGGCAGCGATCGTTATTACCTCGGATGCAATCACCGTACCATCCAGCGCCATTCCAATTTTTGTCCTGATTGACACGGAAGCGGCGGCAGCGACCGACGCCCTCAGCACCATCAACGGCGGGCGAGAGAACCAGATTATCTACCTCTCCAGCGCGACCAGCTCGCGCGATCCAACGCTCGATGAAGTTGGAAATATTGCGCTAAGTGCCGCTGGTAATTGCACACTCACCAATCCGTCCGACCTGATTGGACTCATCAAGCGCGGCGCCACTTGGTACGAAATATCCCGCTCGGACAACGGCTGATTGATCATAAGGAAGCGCAATGGACCTCAATCAAATATTCATCTTCGCCCTAGCCTGCATCGTCGGCGCTCTAGGTTGGTTTGCTCGCGTGCTGTACGACGCAACGCAATCGCTGAAAAGTGACGTGAACGATCTACGCGTTCTGATCGCAACTGAATTCGTTCGCTATGACCGAATGCAGGACGCCATGAAGCCAATCATGGACTCCTTGCAGGAGATTAAGCAGACGTTGTCAACCAAGGCGGACAAATGAATCTCGAACTACTGGAGCAAGAACTGACCCGCGACGAGGGCAAGCGCAAGTTCGCCTACAAATGCACGGCAGGAAAAACCACTATCGGCATTGGCAGGAACTTGGACGATGTCGGCCTGACCGACGAGGAAATCCGACTGCTGTTCAAGCACGACATTCAGCGCGTTTGCGTCGATCTCGACCGGGCGCTGCCGTGGTGGCGCGATATGTCGGACGCGCGGCAGCGGGTGATTGTGAACATGGCATTCAACCTCGGCATTAATGGCCTGCTGAAGTTCAAGAATACGCTGGCCGCAATGGAAGCTGGCGAGTGTAAGCGCGCCGCGGCGGGAATGCTCGATTCGCTGTGGGCGCGCCAAGTTGGCGATAGAGCAAAACGACTGGCAAAAATGATGGAGGCAGGATGAACCCGTTAATCCTTGGTCCGCTCTTCGAGCTAGGCGGCAGCATCATCAATCGCATGTTCCCCGACCCGGCAGAGAAGGCAAGGGCGGAGCTTGAGTTGCTCAAGATGACGCAGGCCGGCGACCTGCAACAGATCCTTGCCCAGCTCGAAATCAACGCGAAGGAAGCGCAGCATCCGTCCATGTTCGTGGCTGGCGCAAGGCCATTTATTTTGTGGGTCTGTGGATTCGGGTTTCTTTGGGCGACAATTGGCCGGCCTGTCGCGGTTTGGGTTGCGCTGGCAAAGGGGTGGCCACTTCCGCCTGAAATAGACGCAGATGTTTTGATGTATGTGCTCGGCGGTCTATTGGGGCTTGGCGGCTTCAGGTCGTATGAAAAAGTTCGAGGCGTGGCATCAAAATAGACAAGTAGACCCCTCCAATGCGCGGTACAATGTACCTAACATTGGAGGGGTTGATATGGGAGCGCTTGTTGATTTGACCGGCCAAAAATTCGGCCGGCTGACCGTCACGCGGAAGTCTGAGACAGTTAGCAAAGTCGGGGCTTTATGGGTCTGCCGCTGCGACTGCGGGAGCGAGGTTTCGTCGAACTCGTTAAAACTCAGGAGCGGGCACACAAAATCATGCGGGTGCCTGCGTTCCGATACCAAAACGAATTTGCAGCACGGGCAAGCCAATCGGACCACCACTTATAGAACGTGGAAAGAGATGCGGCAGCGGTGCCTAAATCCGAAGTCGGATAAATGGAAATGGTATGGCGGACGAGGCATTTCCATCTGCCAGCAGTGGGAAAGCTTTGATGTGTTCTTGCGGGATATGGGAGAACGCCCGCTTGGGATGACGCTGGATCGCATTGATTCAGACGGAAATTATGAGCCAGCTAACTGCCGGTGGGCCACGGCGAAACAGCAGGCAACAACTAATCGCGGCGTTATTAAGAAAGGCAACACCCCGCACAACAAAACTCCTCTGGCGGACATAGAGAAGATGCGAGCACTGAAAGCAGCGGGCTTAAAGCTGAGAGAAATTGGAGCTTTGTTCGGGAAAGATGTGTCGGTGGTTTCTGGACTTATTAACCACGGGGCAAGACCAACAAAATGAAAGAGCCATGCGCATTGAATGAGGCCCGCTCCGGCGGGTTTTTTTACGCCCATACCAAATAGGAGCAAACCATGTGGATTCTCTTGATCGTCTGGCAGCTCGATACGTTCGCAACGGTCATTGAGACTGCGGAGGAATGCCGTGAGCTTGCTCAGCTCAATGCGCTGTACTGGTCGCAATCGGGGCAAGTGGCGCAGGCTATGTGCATGCGGAGCTTCGAGATATAGTTTCAATATCCATCACGCTCCCTCCTTTGGGTGGCTGACCTCTAGCTTTGCGATAACAGATTGCACGATGGCGTAGCGGACAGCGGTTTTTTTGTCGGGGTGATCGGCAAACTTGGCGAGCACGAACGAATTCTGATTGAAAAAAACCTCTATCCCATCATATTCGTGATCTTCGGTCGGGTAGCAACCATGCTCGACCATGAGCGAAAAGGCGGCAGCATCCGACCGGCACCACTGCGGCCACATTCCCCATTTCGGCACTTCCATCAGTTCGGCAAGCCGGTTTTCAGCCTGTTCGTACTTGTCCATCACTTCCCCTTTCCATCAATTAAAACTGAGCAAATTCCGTTCCGCAAAAATATTTGACCCCGCGCCGATATTGGCTTCCAGGCCCATCAAGTTTACAGATTTGCGGAACTTTATCGCGCCTACTGCCTTGATTTGATTGGATTGCGCCATGGACTTAAAATCCGCCGCTTACCCGAGAGGGGGCGTACCGGTTCGATTCCGGTCTCGGGCACCATTATCATAGTGCGTTATCGCGATCACGATAACGGATTTCCTGTCAAAATCCATCATATCCAAGTTCCGCAAAATACAGCCAGTTCCGCAAATTATGTGGTTCATTGCACTTCCTTTTTCGCTTCGCCGAGTATCTCGTTGATCTTTTTTAGGTTCTCGGCCTGCCTCAAATGCTCCTGAAGGAAGGCGATTAACTCGACCACTCCTTGTTCATCAATCGACGTTCTAACACTTTTGCTGGAGCTCGCCCCAAAGCCCTTGTTCTGGATATAAAGCGAAACATTTCCGTCGGTCACTGTCTCCAGCTCAATTGTTGAAGTTCCATTGCTCCACTCCTCATCGCCGGTAAATTCACGAACGCTCCTGTACGAATTTCTAACGGTGACATGTATTTTATTTGTCATTTTTTATCTCAAAAATCTTTTCCATAATAGCCAACTTCCCGGCGGCACTCAGAGAGTCAAATTCCCCTGCCATGCGCATCGTAAATTGGCTTAACCCATGGCCCTCCGTGCCCGCAACACCTCCATTCAATGTAGCGAGTTCGCCGACAGGCACGCCAAGCGCCTCCGCTATCTTGCTGAACCTTGCTGTCTTTGGCCTGCCTCCATGCAGCCATTTGCAAACCGTTTGTTGCGAAACATTGAGGTGGCCAGCCAGTTCTTTTTGGGTGATTCCCCTCACTTTCATGATTCTGGCAATGTTTTCGCTGATATTGTTCACGATTTATCCTTCTGGGCTTGCCTCCACATCTTGTAATCCGGATGCCGATACAGCGACTCTTCGCGCACCCCGGCCTTTTTTGCGGCATCTCGACCAGTCATGCCTTTTGTCATTACAAGGCGTAGGGCCTTTCTCATCTCGGCCGAGGTTTTTGCAGTCATGGCACTCGCCCAGCCTCATCGTAAGCATCGCGAATAGCCTTTATCTTCGCAAGCCCCTCTTCCACGGCTTTAATGTAATTATCTGGGGCGTCCCAGCACGTCTCGCCAGCGCGATTGGTATCGCATCGAATAGTGTCTCGGAATGCCGCCTCAATAATGACGGCGATAGTGGATGACATCATTTTTATTTCTCCAGAATTGCTTCCAGTTCATCGGCAAATGCGCGAAAGGCTTTGGCGGCAGAGACATAAAGATCCCTTACATCGTCTTCCGCGTAGCTTCCGAGCTTTTCAAGTATCTCAGTCCGGAGATCGACCTTCATGAGGCAGCCAAACCCGGGCTCATCCCAATATGCCCGCATTTCAAAAGGGTTGGCTGATTGGGCGTGCCTGTCGGGGCCGAAAGTGGAAACCAAATAAAAAATATTTGCCTCAATTGCCTCGTCAATCTCTCCTTTGGCAATCACGCTGCGCTCATGCGCTTCTATTTTCTCAAGCTCGTCACGCAACTCAGGCGACATGTTTTCGCGGGTGTGAAGCTTTAGCATATTCCCTCCAATGAATGAGGCTTTATGTTATGACATAAAGTCATATTGAGCAAGGCTATTTTGTCGGCTTCACAAGCTTTCCGCGGCGATGCCTCACATAGTGCGCGGTCATGGCCTGCGTCGTGTGCCCCAGCTGGTCCTGTGCTGCAGCAATCCCGGAGCGCTCTTCCGTGTCAGTCCCCGCCTTCGCCCGAAGATCCCGAAACTGAAATGCCTTGATGAGCCCGGCAAGCTCCGGCTTATCCTTCGCGGCTTTTACCCTGGCTCGATCGAACGCGCCGCGGAGCTCGGATGCCGTCATTGCCTCGCCTTTTGATGTGGTGATGAGCCGCATGCTGATGACCTTCCGGCCGCTTAATCGCTGGATGACCGCGGCAAGCCTTCCCTCTATCGACACTCGGATCTTCTTGCCGGTCTTGTTTTGCTCAATCAGGAGCTCACCTTCCTTGATGTCTGCCCGGGTGAATTTCAGCACGTCCGCGGGGCGCTGGCCGGTGAGATAAGCCAAGTCCATGGCATCCCGTAACGGCTCCTCTGCTGCAGCCCATACTGCGGCATATGTGGCATCGTCAATGTACGAATCCCGGCCTTTCTCAACAAAGCCCTTAATGCCTGCCGCTGGGTTCGGTGCCGCGGTCAAGCCCTGATCCCGTGCATAGTTGAAAACATGGCTGAAAAGCGCCTTCTCGCGATTCGCGCGGATCTTGGCGGTCTGTCCGCGCCAGTCTAGAAATTTGCGCACGTCCACCGGCTCAATTTCGTCCAGCGGCACCGGTGGATTGTCGAAAAATTCATATAGCTTGGCCAACTCTTTCAGATTGTCCGCCCGGGTTCGCGGGGCCTTCGTCGGCAATACGTCCCGCTGGTATCTCTCCGCGGCATACCGAAAAGTAACCAATGCGCCCCGCGGCTGGTCGGCAACCGTGAGTTCAGCCCACTTCTGCACGGCTAGAACATAATCAGTTCCAAGCGGCAATTCTCGCCGCGGCTTCTCGCCGGTGTCCAAGTAGAAATAAACGCGCTTGCCGCGGTGGCGGGCTCGCATGCCTTTCGGCAGATTGGCGTTTCTGGTTGGCTTGCGGCCCATGTCACTACCCCATCAACACCCGCGGAACCCATTTCCGCTTCTGTGGCGCTTCCGCCTTGCCGCCCTCTAAAGCAGACCGGCATACCACCGGATGGCCGGTCGCATTGACGTGAAACGGGATTCCCATATCTCGCAGCGCCTTGATCTGGAGGCTTTTCATTTTACGCCCGGTCAGTTCGGCTATTTCGTCGCCGTCAAAGAATGTGGCACTCATCTGATTACTCCTCAACCATCCGATATTTCTCCGGAATGACCGGATAGTCATCCTCTTCGCCCTGCAGCTCGATGATCACAGGCCCGTGCCGCATGTCGCCGGTCATCGCGCCTTTCATCTGCCGGCGCTCTGGGCCGGAGAGATTCGACCATTTGCTGATGTGGCACGGCTCATCGAGCAGGCCGCGAGGCCGACCGCGCTCCATCGCGCCGACCGCAATGCCGCGCTCTTCGCACCATTCCTCAGCTTCGCGGCAGGCTTCGAAGTTTCCGCCGAGTGTGTCGAATACTTTTTTCATCTGATTACTCCTTCCCAGCCTGCCGCAGCAGCGCCTTGCACTCTGCCGCGAAATAGTCGATCTCTTCTTCGGATTGCAGAAAGAAGTCGTGCGGCGTCTCGTCGTGGTCCGGCTCCTGATTGTCGCCACGGACGACGATATACGGTCCAGCGCCCTGGTCACCGATGCGAATGGTGACTCGATTTTTCCCGAATACCGGGCTTTCGTCGTTATGCACGATGACGCGCTCCGTTGTGTAGGCTTTCACTTCTTCCCCCTTGCCTCGATAGCCCGCGCGAGCCCAATAACGCCGTCATGACTAAAGCGCGGTCCGTCCCACAGCCCGGACTTGTCTTCGTGCTCGGCAACCAGCTCGAATATCTCCTGCTCTGTCATTGGCTGCTCTGCTACCGGAGGGGCGAGAGCGGCGCACACAACATCCAGCAGCGCTAGAAATTGCCCCATCTGCCCGCGATACCACCCGCCCTCAGTGCAACTCTCTGCGCTGCGCGCCACGCGATCACGCCTTTCTGTCATCTCGACGATAAAATCGCGCTTCCATTTATCGGCAAGCCTGTTGCTCTGCGCTGCCTCTTTGTTATCCCGCCGCGCCTCGGCAATGCAGGCATCGCACAGAGTCGGGTATTTGCGGTCGCAGACGGGGTGATGTGCGGGCGCTGCCTCTTTGTTGGGTGTCATGCATTCCTCGCTTTCAATTGCCACATGCAGCGGCTGTACTCGGCCAATCCTTCCTTGCTCAGGCGCTGGAGCGCGCCACTGATCTGCCTGCTGGTGAAGTCGTGGCCCTCGCGCTTGAGCATGGTGCGGGCGTAGTGAGCCTGTGTGGCTCCGCGCTCCAGTGCAGCCAGCACGTAATAGACGATGGTTTGCCCTGCGAGCATTGGTCTTGGTGTCATCCCGCTTCCCCCGCGCTTTGGGAAATAGCTGCGTCGATAGCGTCAATGACTTCGCTCGCCTTGGCGTTGGCCCGATTGTTGTGCGTTTCAACCTGATAGTCACTGCCTTCACCGCAACCATATCCACGCTTCGTCAGCATTCCGTGCAGCGCTTCGCGCGCCCGCCGCAGCAACGATGCATTCTTGTCGGACGGCTCCGGGTCGGACCACCATTCGTTATCGCTTACCCATCGTCCTTTCGGCTCCGCGTCCTTCTGCTGCTCTTGCGCTTGCCCTGCATAAGTCGTCTGGCCTGCTGCCGCTTCGGGGCAGGTTTCCTCGTGCTTGCCGTCTGCTGATAGCAGGCAGTCGTGGCAGGCCATTTCCGCAGCGTCACGAAAATGGTCAGGCGCTTGCCCTGCCCGATAGCCGGCATTCAGCAACGCCCATCCCGGCTGCCCATCGGTTATCGCTGCAATGCCGCCTGGGCATGCCTCGCCGTCGTGGAGTGCTGATTTCGGCTCCAACTCTTTGATCTGCCACACGGCATCAAGGCTATCCGCATCCCGCGCCATCGCGGCTAGGTGTATCACTTGGCGCCCGGTCAGTTCGAGCGGTGCCATCTGGTAGCGGAGACCATGCGGCAGGCAGTTGTTCGCTTGCCCTGCTGGTGGTTGAGCTAGGACTTCTACCGCCTTAGCATAAATTCTCTTAATGTTTGTCCATGAAATTTGAATTTGATGCGTAATTTCGCCGTCATCACAAAAATCACACGTATCTTCATCAAATTCTGGGGGCTCTCCGTTACACCATTGGCAGAGCTGCTTTACGGGTTCCGTGAACTCCCCAATTAGTGCACTCTTCGCGCCATTCTTTGCTGTCAAGCTTCTTGGCATCAGAACATAGTCTTCCGGCTCTGCTGCTGCGAGTGCGGCGGCCAGCCACTTCATTGCGCCGACGGTTCCGAGTTCTGATACTTTGGCGAGTGCCTCATCTATCAGCGCACGGCGCAGCGCGTCTTGTGTTTGTGTGGTCATGGCAGCATTACCTTCGCATCATGTGAAACTTCGAGCCAGCCGCCGCAAGCACGGTGCTGGAATTGCTCGCCCCGAATCGGCCCATCTTCCAGACCAATGACCCGTTTGCAGTGCGGGCACTTGACGATCCAACTTCCGTCACTGTCCTTCGCAACGCGGCTCACCGTCAGGATTTCATCGGTCGCTTGTTGGTCAGCCATTGTCGCCTCCATTGTTAGACTGCTCGCGAACCCAAGCATTGAATCCGTCAAGTATTGGGCGGATGTTCTGGTCGTCTGCCCAGCCTGCGAAGCCGATGAAACCGTCTGTGTTGAAGGTCACGGCCTCGCGATTATCGAAGTAGTCCGCCTTGCAGCGCAGTTCGCCGTATCGCCCCCACTTTGTTTCTTTGACGACACCGCGCTGCTTGCAGCGGAACGTACCTTGTATTGCTCCGCTGGCCTTCATGTGCTCGTTGATCAGGTTGCGCAGGCGCTGCATGCTCGCCGGTGTCAGCGCTGCGTAGGAAAGGCCGGCCGACTTGAATGCTGCTCGCGCCTCGCTGCGTGCGTTTTCTCCTTGAGTACCCATCACGCACCCTCCTTTCCTGGCTGCTGCGCCTGCTCGATAACTGCGCAGAGAATCGCCGCTTCCTCGGGTATGGCTTCGCGCTGCTCGGTCGTCAGGTGGAACTGGCAGCGCCAGTGCGGAGCCTGCCCCTTCGGCCCGGTGCGGTAGACAGTGGTGCCGTGCATCGGCCCTTGGTTGCAAACTTCGCAGTTCATGTCGGCTCCTTTGGCTGCTGCGCCATTGCTGCGCGGATGGCGTCATCTAAGTTCTTGTGCAGTTCATACTCGGACAGCGATCCGATCTGAACCCCCACAAGCTGCCCACGCTTGCCCCGGTAATGAATCTGCGCCTTCGTATCCCGCAACAAGCGATACATCGCAGCCTGTTCTGCATCCCGCGCATCGGCGTCCTGCTCGCCCTGTTCAGCACGTCCGTGCAGCCAATCAATAACCACAGCGCGGATGTTGCAAAAGGCTTGCTGGTCTTCCGGTTCGCACAATTCCATGCAGCCCTCTACCTGCTCCAGTGCTTCCCGAATGGCTGTCGCCTGCCGGTCTGCCAAGCTGTTCGGCTGCTCGCTTACAGGGGAAGCTCCTGCGGAACTTTTCCCTTCGGGTGCAGCGGCACGGCGGTTCCAGGCTTCGATGGCTTCGTCGTTTGAGTGCTTCCACGTCCCTGACCCCATGCAAACGGGCCAGAAGACGCAGGTGACTCTGGCGGTATCGCCGTCTCTTGAGTGCACGATGTGCCCATCGCGGCCGCAGAACGGGCAGGGCAACAGATCATTCGCCATGCTGCTCTCCTTTGGGCGCGGATGGGGTGAGGGCGTCAATTTCGTCAAGTAGATCAGCGGCTGCGCTGTGGCGATAAGCGTAAATTGCGCCCGCCTTGTTGATGTTGAATTCCACCATTGCCTTGCATTTTGTTTTAGCCGCTTCCTTGCACTCGTTGAATCCGGCGAGGCGTTCGGTTACGAGCTTTTCACGCAGCAATTGCACTGTGGATGTGTTCTTTTCACACGCTTCTTGCATCAGTGACTCAAGATTTCGGATGTATTTCATCCTCTCATGGACGATGCTTTCCAACTCCGCAATGCGCTTGCTCTGGTCATCCTGCGCAGTGCGGGAGAGCGAAAGCAGTTCCTCCACCGCACGCGCGAGACCATCCACGATCACATCCTGCTCTGTCGGCTGCGCTTGCGGGGTGACGAGTAGAGCGGCGACATCGGCGTAGCGCACCCAATGTCCATCTAAGCCCTCTTCCATCGTAGCGGGCGGATCGCCGTACCAGATCGGGTCGTATCGCGTCAGTTGCCGCAGCACTTCGTCTTTATTCGTGGTCATTCTCATGCCCCTTTTTCCAGTCGTCCGACGCCGATATGAGCGCCCCTATGCCAAATAGGCATAGAGCCATTGCTAGTGCCGCTAGGGCTAGGAGGGCGGTTGTCATCAGAAGGGAATATCCGAACCGTCATCCATGTCCGAGAAGTTCGGAGCAGGTCGGGCGTTAGTTGCTGGGGCTTGGCGCGGGCCAGGGGATGCGCTTTGTCCGCCCGCCTGCTTGCCGCCTTGCAGTTCAATCTCATCAATCCGAATGTCGGGACTGATTTGCTTCGTGCCGTCTTTATTGGTCCACTCGCGCAATGTCAGCGATCCGAAAACCGTTACCTGCTGGCCCTTCGTCAGGTATTGCGAAAGCGCCTCGCCGCGCTTGCCGAAGATCGCGCAGTTAAACCAGTTCGTCGTTTTCTTGTCGCCAAAGCCCGTATCGGAGGCCACGCGGAAATTACAAATTGCATCGCCGCTCGGGATGAATTTGACTTCTGCGTCTGCTGCAAGTCGGCCTGTTGCTGTGATCTTGTTCATTGACCGCCCCTTAAACGTGATGCTCTAAATTGATTTGCTCGACCAACTCTTCGAGATACTTGTTCGCCGCTTCGACCTTTTGCTTGATCTTCGCTTCCAGCGCCTTATCCCGCGAGTAAGGGACGACCGTCACGCGCAGCGCGGGATTGATGTTCTCGACGTAGTGCAGCTCCGGGTCTTCGTAGCCGATCAGCTCATCCGGCGTATTGACCAGGCAGTAAGCAATCTCGAATTGGTCAACATCCCACAGCATCATGTAAGCTCGGCCTTGCCACTCGTAATCTTTATCCATGCCGGCCGCAGCGGTGGCCGGGAAGGTTGGAATGGACCACGACGATTTAATATCGATGATCTTGCGACCAGTGAAAATGTCGCATTCGCCGGTGATCCATTCGTTATTGCGGCGCTCAGTGTTCTTCTTGTGCGACGTGAAAAAAACGGAGTTGTATAGATCGATTGAATCCTGCTCGACAATCTGACCCTTCGACATTTCCTTGCTCGAAACCGTCTTGTGATAGCTGTAGACGTATTCCTTCGCCAGTTCGGTGACGAATGTCTTCGCTCCCACAGACAGCACCTCGTCTTTCGACTTCGGCTCTGTCATGATCTTGCCAAGCGAGCTGGCTCGAATCCTAATCATGTGCAGCCTCAAGCGCCTGGCTGACTTTTTCTTCCTGAGCTGGCGTAAGGAAGAAATTGGCCTGCAACTTCTCCAGCGAGTAGTCGCCCTTCTGGATCGATTCGATAGCCGCTTCAAGGCGCTTGTCGGAAATGTTCTGCTTGGCCGGCTCGGCAACGCTCGGCCTGATCCGTAGACACTCCACCAGTTCGCCGGCAAGTTTCGTTGTGCTGGCGTACAGAGTGATTCGCTTGCCGCGCCAGTCTTCGATATACGGCCCATACAGCTTGTGAATTGATTTCGAGTTCGTCACGTTGAGGATCAGCGGCTTTTGCCCTACAAGATGCGCAACAACACACTCTTCCTTTTTCCCGCCAGAGCCAGTCACGACCTCGTTCTGCACGTAATCAATCGTTACCGTCATGTCTTCGCCATCCGGCATTGCATACGCGCCGATGTAATCGGGATTGATCAGTTGCTTCCAGTGCGTCTTGCTTGTCATGTCCTTCTCCACTTCGTTATTGTTCGAGCCACGGACCGCCACATCATCAAAATCCGCCCTGACCGGCAGGTTGGTATGCGTGTCATGTCATGCTCCGATCCGACCGCGCAATTGCGGCGCGCTTCTGGTAATAGGCGACGTTCATCTGCGCTTCCCGCGCCCGTTGCAGCTCAACATCCGCGCAAATCAGGTAATGCCGCTCTGCGCGTTTGAGCCACCACCGCGATAGACTGCGGACAACTGGCAATACCGGCATGCTTGCGAGTTCGGTAAATGTCATAGAAGCCTCATCACAGAATCAGCAAGCCATTCGGAGCAGGCATACAGCAGCCAGATCGCAGCGAGGGCGGCGTATTCTTGGGCGCGGATCATGCCGCCACCGGGTCGAATGACAGCGCCAACAGGTTCTGGATCTGTCCTTCTATATGCGCACACTTCGCGGTCGCTTCGGCGCGGATGGCTTTAGCCTCTTCGCGCAACGCTTCGACCTTGTTGTCAACCATCTTGCGTTCATCCAAAAGGTGGACTGTGAGTTCAGCGTCGCCGACCAAAGTCCAGCCACAAGATTCCATGTTTGCGCTTGAGAGTGCCAGCGCCTCAATCCGCTCGCCGTTGAGCAATTCCTGCGGCGAGATGCTGGAGTGCGGCGTAATCCATGCCCTCGTTTTTTCGGTTACTGTTTTCATGATTCCTCCCTGTTGATTGGTTGTCAGTGACCGGGCTACCTTCCCCGCTACAATCTGCGCCGAACCCGCGAACGATGTTCTCTCCGGCGATCTATCGGCCCCACTCCGCAGCAGGGCAGTTCCAGTCATGCGGCCACCAACAAGTCAGGCGGCTGTTATCAACCATCGCTCGACCAGAGGTCGCAATCCCCGGTGTTACCTCGTCAGCGAAACGAGTTAGCGATCACCATCTGCATGGCCTGACTTGTTCCCCCTGCTTGCTGCTCCCGGCAAGGGGTTCGGGCTCACGCACATCTCAAAAAATCATCTAGATAAATCTCTGTATTTTTCGCGCCGCATTTCAGCGGGTCCGCACGAGTCTTGCGGAAAGACAATTCATTACATGGCGACCTCCGAAAATCATCCGGCCATTTCGGCGGTGGCCGTAACGCCTTCGAAATAGGCGTCGGTGATTAAGCGCACCGACAACGCTCAGGCCGCTAACGAAGGGCGCACTTAAGGGCCACTTCAGTGCAGTCAATCTGCGGCCAGAACCTGATGAAACTGGCCAATCTCGCCCGTCGTGCTGCAGTCAGTCGGGGCCACGTTTTTGGTGGAACTCGGTTCGTTAATCACATTTCGCATTTGCTCCATGACGTTTGCCGATACGACACCCGTTTTCTCGTAGTCGAGCGAGGCGGCGAGGCATATGTAATAGAGGGCGTGTAGGCGCTCTGCTGTGGCGATATTGTTCATGCGGCGCCTTTTGCGATGTAATCCTGGCGGGCCTTGTCCATAACATCGGTGATTTCGTCGAGGGTCCGGAAAGGACCAATTGCTTCCGTCCTGAGCGGGCAATCAGAAACAAGGATTGCTCCAGTGAAATCGCCTGAAGTGAGTTGCCCCATGCCGGAAAAGCAGTCAAAACGCTCCCTTGTGTATTCCGGCCCCGCTTCCTGTTTTTCTTGCATGCTCATCTCCCCGTTGTTGCTGTGTGCTGTTGATGAGAAGTATTATCGGAGAACCGATTTACGTTGTCAAGCGGAATTCCGATATTTAATCAAGAAAGTTTTGACTGAGCGCGATGGACGCAAAAAAACCCGCGCATGGCGGGCTTGGTTAACGAGAGGGGGAGGGCGGTCTATTCTTCGTAGTCGTTCTCATGCCCCTTCTGCCAGTCATCTGAGATTGAAATCAACACACAAACAAGGGCAGCAAATGCGGCGGCTGCAGCAAGGCAGAAAATTATTGTTATTGCTCTCAACTGGCTATCCATACGTTTCGCGGCAGTCCGGCGTGCCGTTGCGCCTTACTCTTCTTTCCCTAGCCGGATAAATAATCCGTCCCGGCCCCATCTCTTTATAAGTTCGTCCACCAGCTCGCCGTCGGTGAAGTCTTTGAGCGCCGTGCGCCTCTCGAAGCTGGCCGCGACGCGATCAATTACCTCGGCATTCATTGATCCTGTTTTCGCATCAGCGGCGGCTTTTAATTTCTTCTTCAGATCGGCGGGAAATCTGATGTTTAATGGGTTTATATCGCGGAATTTCATGCGTGGCAGTGTATGGCGCTGCACCACAGTGGAATAGAACCACGGTGGTGCAACTACTGCCGCAAATCACCCTCTAAATATCAAACCTCATCCAATTTCCACCATCACCGACCAAATTACTATGGTTAATGCTTTGTCTATTGCGCGCGCTGAAAAGCGGGAATATGCTGCGTATACATACAGTGCTTTCTGTTCCCCGCAGGCCAATCAAGGCCAGAACCACGGATGCCGGTTGTTACATTTCCTAACCGCAACTTGTTACAAGCGGTGTAGTCTTATTCCTACAATAGCGGAGACAGATAGATATGAGCACAGAAGAAGAAGAGATGCTGCGTCGATTCCAGTTAATGACAAGAGGCGAAAAAGATTTTTATTTGCTCTCTTTCAGGGTGTGCACGGAGGGTCGAGAAAAAAAGAGGCCAGAACTAAAGCTCCTTGCGCCCCTTCCCGTCGGCGCGCTCCGCAGCAGCCTTAGCTGATTTCAAAATAATGCTGCGCTCCTCTTTCGAGAGTTTTGCATACGCCGAAGACAATTCAATAACCTCCTCCGCCGTCACTACGTCCAGATCTCGATCTTCTTCGGCATCGCCCCCACTTTTCGCGACAAGGCGCGGGTATCCTTCACTTCTTTTCATGTCGCCCTTGCCGGTGGCCAGCCAATAACTATCCACCTCGTATAAAGCCGCCAATGCCGGCGCGTAGGACGACCCCTGTCCGTCTTTTTCCAGCTCAGCAAGAGTCCCTTGTGCCATGCCCACTCTTTTGGCTGCTGCGGCCTGGGTGAGTTTTGCCCTCTTCCGCGCCGCCTTGAGGCGCACACCGAAAGACGTTGATTCCTGATTTTCCATAAAAATCACTATACCGATATTTCTAATCGGTTTTCCGCTTGCAACTTATCGGAATTCCGCTTACTATAGACGCATGAACTGGACACAACTTCTTTCGGAAATAAGCGCATCCGGCGCGACACAAAAGGAAACGGCCGAGTTTTGCGACTGCGGCCAGTCAACTATTAGCGAGCTGCGGCTTGGCAAGATAAAAGAGCCGGCCCATAGCTTAGGGCAAAGCCTGATCAAGTTTCACGAGATGCGTACCCGCACCGACAAACCAACTCCCTAAAACATTTCCCCCGCAGCCGGCCTGCGGTTTTTTTGCGCCCGAATTTAAGTTTTTGATACCGATCAAGCAGCGCCCGGAAACATTGAACCAACCGAGTTTTTACCGAAGCACCAATCCTGAAACACTTTTACGAGGAAACCATGAAACGAGCACCCAGAGAATCCGTAGTCCGACTTCTGCTTACCGAAGACGAAAAAGAGAGCTTTAAAAGCGCTTGCAACGACGTCGACATTTCAGGCAGCAAGTTTTTACGAGACTGCGCACTTGATCTCATCGAATACAGGAAGTCTATTCGCAAGAGCAGGGAAAGTGAATCGGCAGCAACTAGCTACAACATGGCTAAGTTTTGCCCAGGCCGATCTGGATACAAGCCGATTCAGCGAATGAGCATGCGTCTTTAATTACCCGTCAGCCGATGCAAACACAAAACAACGAGAACGAGGGAGCGATGAAGAAAACAGAAATGCATGTGATTCAAAGCGCCCACCAGTGGCGCGAGCTGGATAAACAGTGGATCGCAGCGCCGGCAGAGCAGAAGACAGACATCAGTCGGCGGCTCGGCGATGCGAAACGCAAATTGCGCATGTCGTGCGATCTGGATGCAGCGAATAACGAAACGAAGGCGAATCCATGAGTGAGCTCATCTACATCGAAAACATCAAAGCTGACGCTGAAGCGGCGGCAGATGCTGGCAAGCGGTCGGATGCATGCCCCAAGTCTTACAGCCCGCGCAATGCGGAGCTTTGGCTGCATTACTTCTATTCGCGGCAAGATCAGAACGAGCGGGTGGCAGCATGAAATGCGATCTCACGCCGCACCACCTACAAATGTTCCGCGAGCGCTCTGCTCAGCCATCCGTTGTCCTGCGTCGCAAACGGTGCGCGTGTGGCGCTGTGGTGACTGCGTTGCAGCTGACGCGGTTTGGTAGTTGTGGTGCTTGTGTGAGGTCGAAATGACTGCTGCAGCCACCTCTCGTCTCGCATACGACGAAATCCGCTCAACCGGAAAACTCAACGAGCAGCAGAAAAAGATCATGGCTGTGATTGTTCGTGGCCGCGATTACTCGCTGCAAGAGCTGGTCATGCTGTCCGGGCTGCCGATAAATGTAGTCTCAGGCCGAGTAAATGAATTGAAGAAAAGCCCGCTTGAGCTTCTTGAGCGCGCGCCAACACGCAAATGCACTCTGACCGGCAGCACGATCCATCCGGTTCGCTTGCCGGCGCTTGAGGGTGGCTGAGATGAGTGCCATGGTCATCAATAGCGAAACCTCCCTGCAATCGGCAATCGGCGATCTGCGGGAAATGTGGAACAAGCATAAGTTCTTGCGCCTGAACGTCAAGGCCGGCAAAGACCGATCGCTCGACCAAAACGCAATCAGCCATTGCTGGTACGAGCAACTGGCGCGAGAAATCAAAGATGAAGACGCGCTCGGGTGGAAATCATTCTGCAAACTGAATTTCGCCGTACCTATCCTGCGCGCCGAGGACGAAGCATTCCGCGAGTTCTACGACAGCGCAATCAAATCCAGCCTGAGCTACGAAGAGAAGCTCCAGGCAATGAAGTTCGTTCCAGTCACCAGCCTAATGACAAAGCCGCAACTCTCCAAATACCTGGAAGAGATGCAGCGGCATTTTCTCGGGCGCGGCGTGCGGCTTGAGTTTCCGGAGGCGAAATAAATGTCGATCAAATCTAAAAGCGGAGGACGTATGGGTGCATTTTGTGTGTTCGGCGTGAGCCTAGAGGACTGCAAGATCAAAGCGCGGCGGAAGGTAAAAACCTACGACAAAGCGGAGAAGCGCCCACTTACCCAGGACGAATGGGCGGAGCGCGTGCAAAAGCTGGCGCGAGAGCTTTTCGAGAGCTGGAGCGTGACGCCGAAGCAGATTTCCCCCGCTTTTGATGCGCCGCAGTTCTGCGAGGACTGGCTAAAGATCGCTGCAATTGATCGTCAGGTTATTACGCCTCGGATCATGTGCCGGGGCGAAAAGATCGACCCGAAAGGCGCTCCAGTTATTCGCAAAGGTGCGCCGGTTATTGGCTGGATTCCGTACGCAGCATGATCCGCGCCATCTCTCCCAAGCCCAAGCTGCGCACATGTGCAAACCGCGCATGTCGCAACAAGTTCGAGCCGACCGAGCGTCACCCGTTCGCCGTTGCTTGCTGCACTGGCTGCGAAATCATTTTGGCGAAGCAGCATATCCAGAAGATCGAGGCGGCCCGGGAGAGGAAAGCACGCAGGGAAGTGAAGGCGCAACGCATGGCGGACAAGGAAAGGTTGATTCAACTCGAGCCACTCGAGTATTTCCACAAACTGGCAGAGCGCGCCTTTAACGCATTCATCCGCGCCCGCGATGCTGACAAGCCATGCATCTCCTGCGGCCGCTCCAATGCGGAGAAGTGGGACGCTGGCCACTACATCGCTGTAGGTGCTAACCGCACTCTGCGATACGACGAGGACAACGTGCACAAACAATGCTCCAGGCCCTGCAACAAGGATAAGGGCGGCAATTCCATTGAATACCGCAAGGAACTGCTCAACCGGATCGGCGTTGCGCGACTTGAACGCCTTGAGGGCTGGCATGCGCCGCGCAAATGGACGCGCGAGGAATTGCTCGAGATTCAGGCGACATACAAAGCCAAATTGAAGCTGGCGATGAATAAAGAGGAGGTCGAGTGAACTACTACTCGCACCACATCGGCGATTACCTGACCGACACGGCGCATCTGTCGATTCTTGAGGATGGCGCTTACCGCCGCCTGATGGATCGCTACTACTCGACCGAGACGCCAATCAATTCAGACGAAACAGCATTGTTCCGCGTTCTGCGTGCACGCTCACCAGAAGAGCAGGAAGCCGTTCGTGTGGTCCTGGAAGAGTTCTTTGATCTTACTGAGGCTGGCTGGACACACAAACGCTGCGACGCAGAGATAGAGGCATTCAGGGCCAAGAGTGGGAAGGCCGCAGAAGCAGCAAACAAGCGGTGGAGTAAGCCATCTGATGCCAGCGCAATGCCAACGCATAGCGAACGCAATGCAGACGCAATGCCAACCAAGAACCAAGAACCGAGAACCAATAACCAAGAACCAACCAAGTCAAGGACAGGGGCAACGCAACGCGCTTCGCGGTTGCCTGCCGACTGGACGCCGACAGCGGAAGACATTTCGTTTTGCAAAGCCGAACGGCAAGACCTCGATCCGCATGAGACTGGAAAACGGTTTGCCGACTATTGGCATGCCGTTGGTGACGCGAAGGGGAGAAAGCTCGATTGGCCGGCGACATGGCGGAATTGGGTGCGCAACGAAAAGCAGCAAGCCCGCGCCTCTCCTGCCGGCTACGAATCAGCGAAAGACCGCAGCCGCCGCGAGGCAGCCGAACAACTGACAGGCAGGAGCAACCATGAGCAACGTAGTCCAGATTTCATCGACATCAACCAACCCGGCTCCCATTTCGTGGGTTGAGAAGCTGTTCAGCCACATGCAAGCGCTGTACGGAAACAAGTTCATCGACATGTGGCGCGACACGGACATAAAGCTTGTGAAAGATCTTTGGGCCGAAGAGATGGGCAAGTTGTCGGGAGTGGAATTGAAGCGCGGCTATGCGGGGTTGATGGCCCGCGATTGGCCGCCGACGTTGCCCGAGTTCGTGAAGGCCTGCAAGCCCTCCGTAGACGCCCTGGTCGCCTACTACGAGGCTGTCAACGGGACGCAGGCAAGGGAGCAAGGCAAGAAGGGCGAATGGAGTCATCCGGCGATCTTCTGGGCTGCCGTGCCGATGTCCTACGACCTGAAGCATGTCGGCTACTCGCAGATCAAAACGCGGTGGGAAAAGGCGCTCAAGGACGAGATGGAAAAGGGCGTATGGGCGGCAGTGCCCGAGCCTCTGCCGCAGCTGCCAGCACCAGGAAAAAGCGCGCTGTCACGCGAGCATGCCGAGAAGATGGTTTCGGAACTGAAGGCCGAGGGTATTGCAAAGGTGGCGGCCGACAAGACTGATCACAAGCTCTGGGCGAAGCGAATCATTGCCCGCGAAAAGAAGGGCGACAAGGATCTGACCGCGTTGCAAGTGCGCTTTGCTCGCGAGGCGCTGCGTGCGGCTACGGCATGACTAATTGGCTTGAGCCGGTGAGGCTGGATTGGAGGAAGAAATGAAAAAGTACATAGCAAAGAAGGCGGCATGGTCAACCAACATATCGGAAGTTGATGTCGAACGAGAATCGGGCTCGTCGGTGTGGATAGCTGGTCGCCGCCATGCGAAACGGTCGGAGTGGGAAAACTATTTCGACACATGGGAGCAGGCGCATCAATTTCTCTTGGATTTAGCGCAGGAAGAGGTCGATTCCTGTCGTCTGCAGCTCGAGCGGGCGAAGGGCTATCTCGGCAACATCAAAGGCATGAAGAAGCCGTTATGACCCTACCTCCCGACATCCACTGCCGCGAATGCCAGCTATCCATCGACCCGAGAATGCGCGGCGCATACAACCTGTTCGAGTGCCGAGACTGCCGGGTTCGGTATGCGCTGGATTTCATCGATCGGATAGCCGGGAAAGACGCCGAAAGTACGAAGGATGCGTTGTTCGAGAAGTTGGCAAAGGGGCGCCCGTGAAGTGCCTCGAATGCGCAAAGCTGGATTTGCAGGCATTCCCCAAGCATGCCGTGATCGGCCTGGGCAAGTGCAAATCGGATCAGCTCGGCGAATTCCGAGGATTCGGCCGGCAAAGGGAGTGCAAGGATTTTGAGGCCGCAGACGCCGAGGTAGTGCAGAAGCGGGTTACGTGGTGGGACGGAAAATCAACGAAGGAAGCAAAATGAAAACACCAAATGCAGAAGCACTGCTCGATCATCTGCTGTCGCACATGGGGCCGAAGAACGACGCGGCCCTGGCGGCAGCCTTGGAGGTTGCGCCGCCCGTGATCAGCAAACTCAGAAACAGGCGGCTCCCGCTGGGCGCATCGATGTTGTTGCGCATGCATGACGCAACCGGGTTGAGCATTGCCAGCATGAGGATGATTGCTGATATTCCGCCGTTCGTGGGGCGAGCATGAGCCGGCCAAGTC